GTCCTCGTGTCTCAGCCATTGGAACCGGCTGGCTGGCCTGCCGTATCTCCTGCGCCGCGCCGAGAACGGCTGCCCGCTCCTGGTCGCTGACGTTCGTGAGGATCTCGATGGTCTTGGCGCGCGTCTCTTCGGCGCGGGCAAGCGCATATTCCGTGTCGGCCTCGGCCTTGGCGGCCTTGGCGCGGGCCTCGAGCCCGAGGCTCTGGGCCAGCTCGGCTTGCGGGTCGGGCTGGGCCTGCATGGCCTCCAGCTCGGCGGCCATCGCCGCGGCTTCTTCCTCGTTCGGCTCCAGCACGCCCTGCTTCAGGAGGCGCTTGCGGAAGTAGTTTTGGACTTCAGACAGCCCCTCGCCTTCCATGTTCATCATGGCCATGCTGCTTAGGATAGCCAGCGTCTCGGGGTCCTGCGTTATCGTCATCATTCCGGTCAGCGCCCGGACAACCGCGGCGCGCTTGCTCGAGGAGTTCGGGCCCACGTCCACCGTCACGTCGAACTTGGCCTGCGTCAGATCGTTCTGGTATTCGATCGCGCTGGTTTCCTTGTTCAGCATCGGCTTGACCAGCTCAATGGACCGCGGCTCGCCCGTCTTGCCCAGGCCCTTCATCTTTCGGTTCGGCTCGACGTAAATCTCCCGCGCCATCGACAGCCAGATCTCGCCGCAGCGCTTCACGGCCTTGGCGAAGTTCGACATGTAGATGAACGTCTGCATATCCAGCTTGTTCTGGATCAGCTCGACGGCTTTGCCGCTCATGTTGGGTTGCAACTGTTCGCCGGCCTGCTGGTTGCCGAGCAGTTCTTTGATGTCGCCATCGGTAATCTGCAAGAGCGCCGCCATGGCGGGCGGGATCTCGGGCGCCCGCGTATAGTCGAGCGGGCCTTGCGCCTGCTCCGCGCCATCCGCATTCGTCACGGGGTTAACCAAGAGATACGGATACTGCTTGACGTTATCCTCGGCCCACATCAGCTCATGGCCGGCCACCTGCTCGGCCGTCATGATGGGCTTCTGGATCGTGCCGTAAGCGGATATCTCGCCCAGCTTGGTTAACTGCATGTTCTTGAGCCGCTGGGCGTCTTTCGCCAGCCTGACATGCCCCTGGCAGCGCTCGATGCTGTCCACAAACCAGCGCTTTCCGTAGACCGGAACAATCGGGATCTCGGACCCGGCAATCAGCCCGTGATCCTCAAGGATGCCGCCGCCGGACAGCAGGTATTTGTGGACCTTCTGCCGCTTGATGCGCCGCTTGCGCTCCTCAATCTCGACATGGCCGGTGGCGAGCAACATCTGCTCGAGCTCGGGGTCGGCCTCAAAGTCGCGTTCAGAATGCTTGACTTCCTCGCCGTCCAGCGAGCGGAAATAGCGCAGTCCCTCGGACACCTGCTCCTTGACGTAGTATTCCGCCACGTAAACGATATCCGGCGTCTGCCAGTCAAACTCTTTGAGCTGCACGTCCTGCGGCCAGGTTGACGGGTCATCCTCGAACCGGCGCCGATAGCTGTCGCGGGTCATCGCGATAAGGACGAAGCAGCACCGCGCGTCCTTCTTGTCCTGTCGCTTGGCGTCCAGGTCGAAGAACACGGAAGCGTCAGCGTCAAAGATCGGCTGAAACACGATGCGCTGCTGTTCGTTCTCAGGGTCGCCTTCGTCTTCGTATTGATTGGTTAACCGCCATGCCCCGAACCCGCCGCCGACCGCCTCCTCGAAAGCGTTGTCATAGGCCTCCTGCGCCCCGCTGTCCTCTTCATCAGCCCGGTAAAGCTCATCGCACGTGTCGGCCAGCTGGCTATTCGTGCTCCCGTCTTTGGGGATAAAATCAACCGTGATGCGATTATTGCGGTATTCGGAGATAATCCGCATCACAGACAGTGCGACCTTGTTCACCTCGAACCGGGGCCGGTTCGCGTACTGTTCGGTCAGGCTGCCTTCCCACTGGGCGCCGGCAATGCTGTAGAAGCGCCGGTCCTCAAGACATTGAATGCGCTCGTCTTTCATCGTCGCCTGAATGCGGGCGAACTCGGCCACCGCCTCGGCGTGAACGTCTCGGTAACGCTGTTCTTTGGTTTGTCGCGCCAACGCAGAACCCTCTTGACTTTTGCGGTCTAACCTATCTCGCCAGCGGTGTCACGATGGGAACAGGTTTAGTTATTCGCTGGCTGACTGGGCGGCCGACCATGGCCGGGAACAGGTCCGTCATCGCCCAGACCAGCGCGTCAACCCGGTCGGGGCTGCCGTCGCCCTCATAGCCGAACGTGGTCATCTGCGTCATTTGCGTCTCAAGCGCCGGGAAGCTGCCGACATGATGCACCCTGCCCTGCTCATACATGGAAGCGATTGGCTCGGCCCGGATGTGCTTGCCGCGGGTCGCCCGGACTTCCTTGATCCGCACGTTATTCCTCACGCTTCGCAGGGTCTGGGCGACCATGTCGCCGCCCTGGTTGACCTCAATGACGATCGCGTCGGCCTGATACTGGTCGTAAAGGTTCACTGCCCGGCGCGCCCATTGCATCGGGGTTCCGCCCATGGATGCGTCCTCGAGGACATAGGCTTCCTGCGTTCTGGCATGGATGCCAGCGACAATGATGCCGTGATCGTCGCTGTTCTCGGTGTTGCTGACGGCAGGGTCGATCGCCACCACGATCCGGCCCAGCGGGTCATGGGTCCGAACCCGGCTAGCTTCGATCTGGCCATAGGTCCAGAGCGCATTCGGGATGTCGCCAAGGATCTCTCCGCGCAGTTCCTGCCGGCCAAGGCGCGTCCCTTCGTAGCGAAGCTGGATGCGCTCGAGAAACTTGGCCGCCAGGTTGGACTTGTTGTCCATGGTCGCGCCACGGGTAATGTGAACCTTGCCTTCGGTCCCGGCAACGATGGCTTTGACCAGCTCCACCGGCCGGGGCGTCGTGGTCACCAGCACGCGAGGGTGATCGCCAAGACGCAGGCCGAAGGAAAGCTGATCCCACGTCTCGCGGGCGTAACGCCACTTTGCCAATTCATCGCAATTATGAACCAGAATGCCATTGGCAAAATAGTGTTTTGCTTCTGACACTTGCAGGCAAAAGACTTCAGCGTGCCCAGCGGGCTCCCAGGTTGACACAACGCTGGCTGCAATAGTTTCCGCTGATTGTCTTGAAGGTCGAGTTGCAGACCTTGCATTGCCGTTCAACAGTGCGGCGTTTGTCAGCTTCGATCTGCTGGCAGCGTCGGCATATGGCCTTCCGGCGGGTGCGCCTGACCAGCTCGACGCTGCACTTGCTACAGCTTGTAGCCTTGGGCTCATACTTAGCCTTGAAATCATCTCGACCAGAGACGTGGTGGCGCATGTGATCTGATCGCGACAAAAGCTGAAGGTTTTCCAAAGCGTTGTTAGCGCGGTTGTCGTCGATGTGGTGAACGTCGAGCCCGCCAGGGATGGGGCCGTGGTGCGTTTTCCAGACAGCGCGGTGCAGTCTGTCGCGATCCTTGCGGCCAAGTGATCGAGTTCCACGGTATTCGTAATACCCGTTTCCGTATCGGTGCCAGCGTTTGCCGCCCCATTCCACGCACTCAGAGCACATACCGTTTCTCCCGTTTGCAGTTCCGACAATGCGATCCAACGCATCGTCTTACCATGCAAACTTAGAACGGGATGGTCCGCAGTGCCAGTCAAAACTGCGCCGGTTGAGAACTTAATCGTTCCAACTTCAGCGATCCGTGATCCGTTACACTCAACCCGACGCCAGCCCAGTTGCGTCATAACCATGTCGCGGTCAGTGACTTGCTCAATCGGGATTGCGCCCCGGTTTGTTTCGATCATCGTCCCAGCAATAAAACACCAGGCTAGATCGAACTGCGGCCCCCGGAGCTGGTCTGGTTCGGTCGCGTTGAAGGTCGTTGCAACGGCGCCGTTCGGCCATGTCAGGCGGCGCTTGGACGGCTCATAAAGCGGGCGCTCGGCTTCGGGGTAGACGGACAGGATGCCGGACACGCCTTCCACCATAACGTCGCGGGCGTCGGCTGCGGTCTCTCCAATGAGCGCAATCCGCTTGTAGCCCTTGGCAACGCATTCCTTGACCCATTCGGCGCCGGTGCGGGTCTTGCCCCAGCCGCGGCCGGACATGATGAGCCAGATATCCCAGTCGCCCTCAGGGGTTATCTGCTCAGGCCGCGCCAGAAACTCGCGCCAGTCATACAGCAGGGCTTCCTGTTCCTCGGGCGACAGCTGGTCGATAATGGCGTTGCGCTGGTCACGCGGCAGGGCGGCCAGGCGCTCGGCGGTGCTGGCGGTCATTTGGTGGCGATCTGTTCCAGCAGCGACTTGACACGCTGGCCGGCAATGCCGTGCTCGATCCGGACCGGAGGCTTGGTGTCATCGCCGCTATGGTGGACCTGAAGCGGCGCCAACTTGGGGAAGATCCCGTTGTAGAAAGCGTCAGGGTTCGTCTTCGCCCACTCAATCAAACCATTGACCCCGCCAAGCTCGGAAAAAGCAATCTCCACGGCTTCCTTGAAAGCCTTGGTTGACTTGTTCGGCGTTCCCTTCGTCCTGCCGCCTGTCTTGACGCCCTTGGCCATCTAAACGTTTCTACTTTAGAACGGTTCTCAACTAACACTTCCACCGCCGCATGGAGGCCTTGGCCCGCTCGGCGTTCTTGGACTTCGCCACCACACCACCCATTCGAGCGCAGAAGCTGGCCTTGCGCGCCTTGTCGGCCTTGGTCTTGGGGTTCGGAGCCGGCGCTTTCAGGTTCGACCCTGTCTCCCGGTTCAGCTTGGCCCTTCCCTTGGCTGTCAGGCCAGCGCCCCGGCTGACTGGCAGCTTCTCGCCGCGCCCGACTGACAGTGACGTGCTCTTGCGAGCCATCACTTCCCCCGCTTTTTCGCCGTCTTCGCGGACGCCCTGAACGCCGCCGCGGTTGGCGCACCCTTCGTCCCCGGCTTACGCATGGTTTCTCCGGACCCGGCGGCAATGCGCTTACGCTTGGCGTGTATTGCAGCGTAAAGACCCGGCTTACTCGCCATCCAGCACAATCTCCACGGGCTCAGGCAACTCGGCCTGCTGATAGTCCTGCCCGATCCACACCTCCAGCACAACCCGGCGGGGATTGTCAAGCAGTATCGCGGTCGCCCGCGGCCATGACCGTGTCGGCCGATAACGCTTCCCCGGAAACGCCGCCGTCCACATTTCACACACGGCCTGGCACGCCACGTCCTCAATCAGTTGCTGGGCCGCCCGCCGCCGCTTGGGCAGCTCAACCGCCTTCACGCTCTCGGCAACGTGGGCCATGACGGTATCCAAAAACGCATCATCGATGATATGAGGAAAAAACATGGCCTGTATGAGCCCAGCTTTCGCGTACATTGAGATTTCGCCTATGGGCTAGGGTAGGGTAGCGCCCGCGGCGAGGTGCAGACAGGAGGACGCCGCGGGCGCCGCCAGACAGGCGTGGGGGACGCCGTCCGGCTAAGAGAGTTGATCGGGCCACGCCCCACGGGAAGCATCAATATCCGCCGGGGGCGGGGGAGCCGGCTCCTCGGCATGGCGGAGCGCCTCGTCCGCAGCCGCCAGCCGGTCCTGCGCCAACGTTAGATTTTCTGTGGCCTTGGCATAGGCGACATCCGCCAGGATCTGCCCCATCCTCGCATCGTGATGCGCGGCATAGGCGCGGCGCACGGCGGCGCTGGCTTCGCGGAACTCGGCGACGGCTTCGGTGTGGGTCATCAATCAATCTCCTGTTGCGCGAATTGTTCTGCGGCGCCTCGCGCACAGCGTCAACCCATTTTTCCTATAATTCCGCACCCGAAACGTCCGGCGCCACGAAGCAGCGATACTGCCTGATCTTCAGAAACTCCCGGTGCGCGTCGTCGATAGAAATTCTATCGCGCACAACCAGCGTGTTAAACTCAACGAAGACCTTGGCCACAATCGCCAGGTCATCCCACGCCAGACCCTCCAGCCTGTCCTCGGCGCCATCCATCCACATCCTGGCGACCTCCTTGCCCGGATCGACCCCACCCTTGCGGGTCACCAGAACGAACCCCGTATCCGGGTTCCAGAAGTACCTGCACTCACGCCAATCCATATCACCCTCCGAAAAAAATTCTTCCCTTTGCCCTGTTGCCCCCGGATCGGGTGTTGCTTCGGGGCCCATCATAGATGGCCCCCGGAGCTAGCAACACCACTCCCGGTATCCGCAACACAACACACAACATGTTGCCAACACATCCAACACCCCCCCTTAACCCATTGTTTTCATTGCTGTTGAGGTGTTGCCTCGGTTTCCAACACATACCACAATTTCGCGTTTTCAACGTCTTTAGCATAAACTTTCTTGGCAACACTCAATTCTGAAAGGATCAACTGCACAGTTGGCCTTTTCAAGCCAGTTTCTTCCACGATCTCTTTCACGAATTTTGGCCCCTCGAAGAGCATCGCCAGGATGGTCCGAGCTGATTTTGAGAGCGGCTTGGCTCCCGCTTCGCCATCCTTTTCTGGCGGCTTGACCCACTCCACCACGCAGGTCGTGATGGGCTTGCCATTGGGCTTCGTGCCGATCCGAACTTCGATCAAGGCATAGTCCGAGAGGACGAAATCAGACGGCCCATCCTTTACTTTTTCTATAAAGATCGACCGCCGTTTGATGCTTCCGTCGCCCTCGTTTTTCTCCGTCCGAAGCTCGATGAACGTGTCGCTCTCTGACTTGTAAGCGAACGATCCAACCATTCCCTTCGTGGTGTCTTTGCCCGTGTGGCCAACCACAAGCACCAGGCATTGCATGTCCATGGCGAGCCGTTTCAGCTGGCGCATGGCCTTGGTCACCTCGGCCTGGGAGTTGGCGTCAATGCCGGCGTAAGCGGCTGTGAGGGTATCCACAACGATGATCCCGAGCCCGAAACCTGTCTGCTCGAGGCGCTCCCTTGCCGCAACGATATGGGCCCTTAAGCCGGCCCAGTCGTCCGCATCCGAGAGGGTCCACGGGGCGTCCACCAGCTCAAGCGCCACGGGCCCGTAGCCCTTTTCCTGCTTGATGCCGGAGATCCTTTTGCGGATGCCGTAATACCCCTCAAAGGCGAAATACAGCACGCCTACGGGCTCAGTATCCCGCCCGAACAGCTGCCGTCCCGTGGCGATCGACGCCATCCAGTCCAGCGTTACAAAGGTCTTGCCGGCCGTCGAGGGGCCATAAATCGTGCCCAACCCGACCCGCGGAAACAGGTCCTCAACCAGCTCCGGTTCGTAAACAAAAGAGATGTCCGGCCATAGTTCGTGCAGGATTGCCGAGGAGGTTTCCGGCTCCCGCAGGAACCCCGCCACGTCAAAACCCTCCGCAATGGCGTCTGCTGCATCCCAGCCATCAGCCTTGCCCGCGGGGATGCCCAATACCCGCACCGTGCACCCGATCGCCTTCAGCGGCCCTTCCAGCCCCGCCATAAGCTTCCGGCCAGGCTCATCGGCATCCGGCCACAACACCACCTTCTTGCCGGCCAGCGGCGTCAGATCGGCCTTGTCCAGCGAGGTGTTAGCCCCGCCCATCAGCGAGGCGGCGTCAACGCCGATACTCGCCAAAGCGTCAACGCACTTCTCGCCCTCAACGATCACCACGCAATCCGCAGCGTGCCACCGCTCTAATCCATACAGCGGGCGGGGAGATGGCATCCCGCCGGGAACCGCGAAGTTCTTCTTGCCATTGCTCAGCCGATACCTGACCACTTCGCAGATCTTGCGCCCGGCCTTGTCCCTGTAGACATAGCGGGCATCTACCGTGCGCTCGGGCTCCGGCTCGACAGGCCTGGCGGCCTCGACCTCGTGGCGAATGATCGCCCGCGGCGCCGGGGACCCGCCGGCCCACGCATCGCACTCAGCCAGAATCTGGGCGAAATCCCGGGCGACATCCAGATTGTGCGCCACGGCATAAAGCCCAAACACATCACCCCGATCGCCTGTGGCATGGTCGATCCATTTCCCCGCCGTCTCGTCTGCCGTCAAAGAAATGGACAGGCTCAGTCCCTTGGACCCCGAAACATCCCCGATCCGGGCATCCCGTGGGCCCATCGTGGCGCGTGGATACAAGTACCGCACGAACTCGCGGACCCGGCCCTGAAGGGTTCGGTAGACCCGCTCCTTGCGCGCCATCGCGTCCTCAAACGGCTGGCGTGCGGCGTCGTTAAAGTCCAGCATCCGTCACCCCCAACACCTCTTTCTGAAAGGACAATCCTTGCACGCCCAGAACTCCGCGTCATCCGTGCAGCGAGGGCGAAGCGCCCCGGCGCGCGTGTCCATAATTATTGAAACGGCTTTGTCTGATGCGGATTGGGCTCGTTGCCTATCAAACTCCACAAACTCCATGTGTATTTCCATGGTGTCTGAATTAATCGCAAAAAATAAAGCCGGGTTTGTTAGGTTCATATAGCTTTGATATTGACTTATCTGATCCGCATATTGAGGCGATGCTTTCTCAACGCCTTTGCTGGAAATAGCTTTCCACGACTTAGATCCCAAAGCCTTACACTCCCATATAAACGGGTATGCTAACCTTGTAGGACCGCCGGTAACGACACGATCAACGTGCCCCGCATAAGCGCCATTAGCGACTGAAAAACCTAAAGGCTTTCCATCCCTGCCGGTCTGCGTAATGTGAAAACCGGCATCCGCCAGCCAGACAGCCGCAACTCTTTCAAAAACATGTCCACGTTGAAAAATGCGTAGTGTGCGGGGATTTTGACGCCATCCATCATCATAAGGAGTCAGCATAAAATCATATTGAATTCGCCTCTCGCACGGTCCTCCAATTGCAGAAGCGCCAACATATTCTCTGCGTTTTTCCGGTTTGTGCATTGCCTGATCAAGCAGGCGATATATTTCCATGACGTCAGCGGCTTTCACCATGGTCGTTGGATTGAAATCAAGCATGTTGCAATCCTTCGGCAATATGCCCCCAGGTCTTTCCTTGAATGGCAAGACCAACAGCAGCGGGTGAAACCCCAAACTGTCGTGCTAGTTGTTTATGCGTATAATTTCCGCTTGCGTAGAGCATCCGAAGCGTAATTACGTCTTGATCAGTAAGCTTTGACGTACCGGAGCCCATGCCAACAGGAGCGGTATTGTTAACCCACCTATCGCGCTGGTTTTCTGACCGTGTCGCCCATCTCAAATGACACGGATTGCAGCAGGCCCGGTTATGACAGGAGTGAGCAGCCTGAGCTCCACTGAATGGTGGATGACCGTGAAAAGCAATGCACACAACCCGGTGAACGTACTTCTTTCCATAGCTGTTGCCTGTCTGTCCATAACCATTGTTATTGCGATTAAACGGCCATTCAATGCATTCGTCACCATGTTGGTCAGTATCAAATATTTTCTGAAGCCAGCGCTGGGCCGATCCTCTTTCCGTCTGTCGTCTTGAAAAACTATGATCAATCATCTCTTTACCACCTCCTTGCGTGCGCGGCGCTCTTCGCGCTTCGGGTTCTCAATCACCGGCATCGCGCCCGTAACGCTGAACGCATGGCAACGCTCGTGATAGCTTTCCCGCGCGGTGCGATAGTGCGGTGACGTCTCGCCCCGGCACATGGGCCGGGGATGCCGGGCCAGCCAGAAACACCCCTCGCAGCTAACCTTTCGCGCAGCCAGCTCTGCCGCCGCTCTGCGGTTTTGCTCATCAATGTGCTTAAACCTTAAACTCATGCGCCAATGTCCTCCGGGTTATCGCTGTCCTCCAAAGTATGCGTGCGCCTGGCCTCGATCGCCTCGTAAGCGATCGCAAACAGCAAGCTGGCGTCCTCAGCCGTCCAGTCGCCCAGCGGCTTGCCCCACTCCAGCCCGCCGGCCTTGCTGGCGATCATGCCCAGAGCAGCCAAAGCAAACCCCTGCGTCATCGCGTCAGGATCACCGAAGGCAGGCGTCCCGCGCCGCACAGCCCAGTGATGCGTGCGATGCTTGATCCACTCACACACAATGCTCGAGGCGATAACTTCAGCCTCCTGCGCGGTGATGTGGTGTCCGCGATCTTTCAATAGTTGTTTCAACCGGGCTGCGGCCTCCACCGCGGCCCGAGTGTCCGGGTCGTTTCGTGACATGATAAACCCCATGGGGGCCAGCCGAAGCTGGCCCCGTTAAGATCAGCCCCACGCGGGACGGGTTGACGCTTTGACACCAGCAGGCGGCTTGGGAATGCCCGCCGCCTTTGGCTTCGCCGGCTTGAACCCGGCGTAATCGGCCTCATCGCAACCAACGGCCGTTACCGTGTTCTTGGCCTTGCCTTTGACGGTCTCGCCCGACCGGGCGTCAACGTAATCCGAGCCCTCCTCAACGCCAAAGCGGGCAACGAACGCGATGCCGTCCAAATCGTCCCAGTCATTGATCTTGCGAGCGGCCATGGCTTCCGGGCTGTCATCCGTAGACTTCACCCCGTATGCGCTTTCCAGCACGCCGCGAATATGCGACCGCGTGATGGCGATCATTTTGTTATGGCCATCGCTGCCAGTGCCCGTGATGCCGGCCCACTTCCAGGCTTTGCGCCCTTTGAAGGGACCTTCAAGGACCGTGTACTCAAGATCAAGACCCTGAATGCGCGTGTCGCGAGACGATGTCTTGAGCCCGCGCAGATGCAGGATAACCGGCGCCACCGTGCCGTCCGGTATCGGACCGCTGGACCCGGACCCAGACACTTCGGCCGTGTTGAAATCAAATGCTGACATGTGTGTTTCTCCTACCCTAAAAGCTTGGCGAACAGCTCGCCCAAATGCGGTTTCTCCATAGGCGCAAGACGCCCGGACCGATCCTTCGCGGGAAAGCCCCATTCATTCTCCGGATGCGTGATGAAAGCCCTGTAGGGGTCGCCCTCATCAGGACGGATGATCGCAAAAGTAATCACCTCATCAACAATGCCGGGCATTTCCCTGCCGGTCTTTGCCCCATCAATCTGGATGCTCCAGGTCTTGCGGCCGAAGTCGTCCTCGTCTTCATTGAGCAAGCAGACGAACACAACATTGCGCGTGCGCGCCTGTTGGAGACGCTTAATCCACGCAATCATCTGCCGGCCAAGCAGCCCATACATTCCGCGCGTGTCTTTATCGCCTTTGGCGGTCATCGCCTCGGGCTGCGTCTCACACCACGCCATGCAGAGGCGGGCAGCTTCCGTGATGCTGTCGATAAACACGGTCTGGTATTTAT